TTAATTTTTTTTCAACGTAATATCTCACAATCCCGTATATCATCAAAGACTTTCCTGAAGCAGTTGGAGATATCAATAACCTACGATTGTATTTTAAAGCGTCGTGTACTCCCTGAATTTGATAATCTCTAGGTTTATATTTACTTACAGCGTTCATATAGTCTTTCACACCCTCTTCTGAGATACCATCATTCACTTCAAATGGTAAACCATAGAACTTGCTTTCTATAAATTCGTAAGTGTATTCATGGTCTTTACAAAATTGTACGACTTTATCTAAGAGTCCAACATATATTTGATTGTTTTGAATATTAAATAATCTTATCTTTCCGTCCCAATACTTATTTTTATAAGTTGGCATGAACTTTGCACCTGGTACTTCAAAGGTGAAATAGTCTGCTAACTCATAATAAACGTGCATATCAGACTCAATCTGAAGATGCACTTCATTCTTTTTTGATATAATCAAATGTGACATAACATTATCAATATCAATTATTTAGCTGTGTTTTATAAACCTATCCTACGATTGTATCAAACCAATCTTGACTCATACCAGAGATAATTTTATCTGCAGAATCATCATCTACTGCATACTTTTCATCAATTAGATGCTGTTTTACTTTCTCGTAATTCTCGTGAATCTTTTTTGTTTCTCTTGGAGTTGGCTTCATTGTATTAGTAATTCTACTAATCTATTTATTAATTATAACCTGCTTGAAACTTATTCCATTCAATCGCATTCTTAATTTGATAAGTTCGATTCGACACTGCTCTTATGACTTCTTCTAAAAATTTGAGCATAATATCATAATATTTAATCTTCATATCAACTTTATTCATCTTATCATCTGCTTCAAGATGTCTTTGTATCGCATCTTTTTCACGAACCTTATATGGAAATGGTTCTTCTGCATATACTTCCGCTGTTGCCTTTCCAGTATAATAATTATATCTTTCCAGTCTAACTTTATTATATTGCTCTCTTGCTCTCTCCCTTAACAAAGTAATTGTATTATAGAGAGTATAATACTTTGAATGGAGTTGAGGTATTTTTAATGATTCATCATGTAAATTATCAGGATCGATCTTGGAATCTTTCTCCCACATCTCCTGAATTTGTTCAAGATTCATGTAGTGCTACTTACTAAATCGTATATTGTATATTTGAATGTTGCCTCTGCTGTAAAGTATTGAACATCGGTATTTGTTGCATCAAAGTCGAGTGATGATAAAGATATTGGAAATAAATCTTTAAATTTAACCTTTGCAACTTCACGATAATTGCTGTTTAGTATTCTAAGAGTTCCATCACAGAATGCTTCTTTTGGATCTCTTTGACCGTCAGCATCTTTAATTAAATTAGCAAACTCTTTGGTAGTTTCTGGAAATCCTAAACCTGTTAACCAATCATAAACTGATTGATAATTCTCCATATTTTCATCAACTAGAAAACGAAGTGTAAAATCACCATAAGTTAGTCTTTCACCAGGCACATCAATGTTTTTTAAATATGATGATTGTTGTGCAAGTTCAAGATTTAATACTGGTATTATAGCAGAATTTGAGAAAAAGTCAACTTTCGGAAATTTTGCCAAATTAAATTTGAACGCTACTCCTGATAGAAAATTTCTATTCTGTATTTGTTTTCCGAATGCCGAATTAGCCATTATCTTTTTGATTATTTATTATCTTTCAGTAAAAACAATTCCTTCCAAATGGTCAAACTCGTGTAGAAATACTCTAGCTGCAAGACCATTTAATTTTATTTTATGGTCTTTTTTATCTTCATCTTCGTATTTTACAATAATTCGATTTGGTCTTTGGATGTTTATAATCTCATCAGGAAATGATAAACATCCTTCTTCACACCATACATCATCCTCATATCTTTTAATAATACGAGGATTAAAACAAGTAATCGTTTCCTCTGTTTCCATATTTAACATCATTATAAACACCCTTTCACTAATACCTAATTGATTTGCAGACAATCCAACCCCCTCATAATGCATCATATTCTCTTTTAGAATACGAGACATTTTATGACGGTCTAAATCCTTACTACATGGTTTGACTCTTTCATGTAGTATTGGATGTGTGTTAGGTATTAATTTTAGGATCATCTTTTCTAGGATTATTTAGAAACCAAGAAGGACCCTCCATTGAGAAATCTATATAAACCGTTTTTGCATAGTGAATTCCACGGTAACACAGAAAAGCAAAGACCTCATCCCTGTCGTGCTTCTCATCATTCCATTCTGGCATTATTCCTTTGCCTAATAAGTGTAACATCTGTCTTAACCTCCTGTAACATTATTTAGGTTTCCAAACATTGACAAAAAAAGAGACCCTTTTGGGGTCTCTTGAAAAGATATGTAATATGAATTACATAAGGTTCTGAACCTTAACTCTTCTGTAGTAGCGGTTAGCATTTGACTGAAGACGACCTGCACCAACAGTTGTACCTTCTGCAAATGGGTTTGCAACGATACCGTAACGAGTCTTAAACCCGATTTTTGGTTGGAATGTGTCCTGACCAACTGCACGAACCATCTGTAGAGGAACGTATGGGCAGTAGAACAGTCCAGCGTCGTAAGGAGATGTACCCTTGTAACCTGCAACGTAGTACTGATCAGCAGCTAAGTTAGCAGCAAATGGATCAATATATACACGGAACTTACCAGCAAGAACACCAGCAAATGTGTTTCCTGTGTCATCTACGTTTAAGTTTGCATTAAGTGCAGGAGTGTAATCAAGTACACCAGCCATTGTTAATGCTGAAGCAACGTCTGCGGAACATAGGATCATGTTACCCTTTCCACGACGAGTTCTTTGTGCGATTGCGTTAGCATCTCTTTCGATTTGGAAGATCAAACCTTTGAACTTCTCAACTGACCATCTTCCGTTGGAATCTGTGTCTAGGTCGAAAGCACCTGCTGTTGCAACGTTTGTCTGTGCACCAGACTCAGCAACCTTATAGATTGTTCTGATAACTTCTCTGTTGATCTCTGCAAGAATCTCTGTTGAAAGAATGTTTGCAAGTTCTGCTTCAGCATTCAATCCGTGGATTGCTTTAAGATCTTGAGCTAGTTCTAGTGAATACTCTGCCTTGAGTGCTCTGGACTTCGCAGTCACAGTAACTTTCTCAATGCTGAATGCCATCTCATTGAATGAGTTAGCAGCAGCGTCTCCTAATGCTTCAGAGTTATCAGTACGCATACCTTGTCCAACTGGATAGGTAGTAGCACCCTGAGAACCCTCTGGGTTAAGAGCAGCTGGGTTTGAAGCATTTGTTAAACCAGTACCACCAGTTGTACCGAAACCAACTGATCCACCTGAGAATCCGTTTGTTAGGTTACTGCTGTTATTCTGTGAGGAGAATGATGTATCTGGCTCGTTGAATAGTGCTTCTGTTCCGTCCTGAGTGGAGAATCTAGATCTCATTGCGAAGATGAGTCCAGTAGGTCCAGTCATTGGTTGTACACCTGCTAAGTCATAAGCGACCAAGTTAGGCATAGCACGACGGATTAAGGAGATCAATACAGGGTCGAAACCTGCGACTGTTTGACCACCTGAAGAGGTGAAACCTCCGTTTCCAACTGAGTTAGTTGGAGCAGCTTCATGCAAGAATTCTTTTTCTTCACGAAGTGCAATTTCTTGGTTTTCTAGGAGTTGTGCAGTAACCGCCTTACGGTGTGCATCTTTAATTGGGTCTAAACCATCGTATTCTAGAAGGGGAGACCACTTCTCCTGCAAAACCTCATTGCTAGGCATTTGCATTTTTTTTACCTTTTAAGGAATTAGTTTGAAATTTATAATTTAAAGATCACTTTTTAGCAACTCTACCCAGAGTTTGCATGTATGCTTCCATTGCGGAAGAAACTTGTCGTGGACTATCCACTTGAGTTCCCTCAGATATGGTTTCTGAGTGAGCACTTGGAGCACTAGTCTTAGATGGGAAATAAGATTCCTTCAACTTTTCTAGTTTCTCACGATAGTCTGTTTCACTTTCAAACTCAACATTTGAGGCAAGAGAAGCGAGTTTTTCCTTCTGAGAAAGTGCTAGACCTTCACTAACATCTGCTAAGATGACATCGGAATTTGACTCTGCTAGTCTTTGATTTAGAGCAACGTTTCTTTCGATTTGCTCGTTGAGTTTACTCTCCATTTCATCAAGTTTATCTACCATGCTTTCAAGAACATCGTATTTGTCTTCAGGGACAGTTACGTAATGTTCTTCAAACAATGACTTCATACC